ATACGCATAGTTAGCGTACCTGTCTGGAATTGGTCGGCCTGTGGGTTACGGCCTCTATTGGTTTGTATTGTATCTACTACGTTAGATACATCTACAATTACTGCCGCGCTATCTGCTAGCACGTTCGTATCTAGTATCCCTGTATCTAAAATAAGAGCCTGGGCAAAACTAGGCCCGGTACTAAAGTTGATAACAGCGTTTATTACTGGCAGGGTCATAGCCCACCGGTGTAACGCAGCGGGTCACCTTTACGCTCTAGGTCTAATATAGCTTTTTGTACTGCTAGCGCTATTGTGTCCTCACTACCTACTACCCCTGCGTTTACTGTTACATAGTTATCACCCATACGGAAGCGGCTAGGGTCAAAGCTAGAGCCCGCGCCTATGCCGGGTGTATCAAATGCGCCCATAGCTCTTAATCTTGCTTGCTCATCACCTAGAGCATTTAGGGCGTTAGTACTCATAGCATCTGTAAGCGTATCTATCTGCTCTTTTAGTAAAAAGTTAATACCCGTACCTGTGCTAGTAGCAGCGCGTAAATTAGTTAATGTTGCTATCTGTCCAGCCACATTAGTAGCAGGCACTTTAGCTGGTACATTAGGAGTAATAGGGGTAATAGGTGTAATCGGTGTAGCGCCTAAATTAGGGTTTATTTTTAAGCCTGCCATTTTACCAAGTAATAATAATGCTTCATTTAAGTTATCTAAATCTATAAGCTTTTTAGGCTTAAACTTTTCTAAAATATCATTTATGTCTTGTAACTTAAACTCTTGCCCCTGCAAAGCGCCTAGTATTGCTAAGTCTAAATTAAGTTTTTTGGCAAGGCGTGTAGCAGCCTCTACATCTTTGGCGGCTATAGCTTCCTCTAGCTCTGCCATAGTCTTTTTAATAGATAAGCGGGTTAAGTCATTGGCTAATTGTAATTTTTGCTGATCTGTAGCATTTACGCCTAGTTTGTTTATTTCATCTTGCTTAGCTAGTAGCGCTGCCTGTACCTGTATTTTATCCAGGTCAAATATACCTTCACCTTTGCCTAAAGCTAAGGCAGCCTTATCTAGGGCTAATTGGTCTTTCTTTTCTTTAGTTAATGCCTTTGTTAATGTTAGATTTTTTTTAAGATTTTCTTGTTCTTGTCTATAGATTTGACGTCTAAGACGTGCAGCAGAGCGTATTTTTGCAGGGTCATCAGCTGGGCCAGAATCAAATAAACCGCCGAGATTTTTTAAACCTCTTAATGCTCCTATAGTTTCTGAGATTTTTAACATTAAAGCAATTACTGGATTATCTTTTAATTTATCAAACTCTTCACCTATTTTACTTGCAAACGCTGTAATTTTACCTAAAGCTCTGCCTATATTTGTACCCAAGTTTATTATTGCTTCTTGAAACTCTTCAACGCTAACGCCTGACTCTTCAAGCCCATCTACAAAACCTTCACCTATTTTTTCTTTAGCTAAATCTGCCGCTTGTCCTATTCTTGCTAACTTACCTGCATAAGTGTCGGCAGCTTTAGCAGCTGCGCCGCCAAACCTACTATTTAGTAATTTTAATAATTCATCAAACTTTACGCCTTGTAATTCTGCTGTTGTATAACCTATGCGTAATTTTGCTAGCGCTGTAGTTTCACCCTGAAATGCTCTACCTAAAGCTACGCTTACGCTTTGTAAATCTTTGCCTGTAGCTCCGCTTATGTCTAAAGCTGTCTGTAATAATTTTTGTGCTGTAGTTGCATCACCTGTAGCTTGTGATAATTTTATAAACGCATTAGTTAAATCACCGCCTGCCTTGCCTGTAGCTAGGGCTAGCTTGTCTAAAAATTGCCCTATAAACGGTGCAGCAAACGCTAGGTTTATTGAGTCCAAACTATTAGCTAATAATGCAGCCTCTTTTTGTGCATCACTAAACGCCCTAGCTACTGCTCTACCAAACGCTAAAACAGCAGCTACACTAAACGTTTTTGCTAAAGTTTTGCCTAAGTTTTTTGTAGTTTTACCAAGTTTAGTAGTTGCTGTTTCTGCCTGTGTAAACGCTTTTTTACCTGTGAACTCACTAGCTATATTTACTACTACTTGTGGATCTACGGCCATTATGCAACCGCCCTAAAATTATTGTTAAATATAATCTTAGTTTTTTCTATAGCTTTAATTACAGCTGCGTTAGTCTTGCCGCCGTCCTCAGCCCACGCTCTATAGATAGCCCGGCCTCTCATCTTTCTAGACCTACGCCCCGCGCCTGTTTGATTATTAGCATCTACTATTTTACCTGTGGCATCTAGGGCATCTATAAACTGTTTACCAGCGTTAGGGTTCAAGCTCTTAGAATATTGTTTACCGGTTGCCGTGGTCTTGTCGTATACGCCATTTATATAACGGTCTACTACAGGCCCTTGTGGTCTGCCTTGTGGGTTAAGCCGCCCGGAAGTTTCATAAATAGCACCGGCAGCGCTTACGTTAGCTATACGCGCTAAAGCTCTAAAACCGTTTCTATTAACTTTACTAGGCGCTGTCCTATAACCTATGCCTCTCCTAGCGGCAGCTGCATCAAATCTCGGAAATTGTCTATATTTAGTATCGCTAGCCTCTGCCTTACTCCACCCGCTTAAAACAGTAGCAGGTATAAAACCGCGGGCAACTGTGACTATAGGTTTTAATAAAGCCACCATTTCTTTTTGCAATTCTTTAGATAATTCTGGCGTAAACTTGCGTAATGCTTTGCGCGCTTCAATAGCGCCTCTTAACTCTGTTGGCATCTTGCACCGCCTTAGCTTTATCTGTTAAAACTTTTAATATATTCTTAAACATCACATCATCTAGATCTAGCAAGTATTGGGGCGGTATTCCGGTTTCTACTGCAACTTGTGCAATTAGATAACCAAAACTACCGCGCCCAACTATTCCAGGGGGTCATCATCTAAAACCTCAACTTTAGCTAAGGTTTCTAGAAAATCTGCCCCAAATGTCTTTACTACTTCGCCGCTAGTGCGTAAGCACTCCCAGGCTAGCCAGTAAACATCACTTTGCTTCTCATCATCTCTAAAGGCTTTGTGAAAACCTTTTTTAGCATACTGCTCAAAGGCATACTCAATACGGGGCGTAATCTTATGCTCGCTTACGCTGCCGTCTGCCCTTGTTATTTTAAGCTGTGCCATTGTTGCCCCTTTGTTTTAGTTATGGTGTGGTGTCTACTACGATAGGTGAGTTACAAGTAAATGTAATGCTCTGTGTAGAAATATCGCCAACAGCGCCGTTTATGTCTGTAGTGTTATTAACTAATACTGTGGTTTGATATTCTGGGTTAGTTGCAGATATTACCGCGTTTGTTTGTTTTAGCGTTAGCGGTACAGTAGTACCCCACGCAGCTTGTAAGGTTGCAAGTACATTAGCTGAAGCAGTATCGTTTAGAAAATCAAGCGTGATAGTGCTGGCCTCTAGACCTTTTACAAACTTATGAGCTGTATCGCCCATAGCTGTAACTTCAAGCTCATCAAAGCTACGGTTGATAGTTGCGCTAGTAACGTGATCCGACAGGGCCACGCTGTTCAGCGTGACTACTACGCCGTTAGAAAGAAAAATTGCCATTAGTTATACCTCTGTTTCTGTTGTCGTTGTTTCTACGGGTGCTGCTTTTTGCTTTGTTTCTTTAACCTCTTTAGGCAGTTCTTGGCCTATCTTGATTAGAAACGCTTTATCCTCATCTGTTAGTGCCATTTTAGCTCCAGCTCGTTAGTACGGATATTTGTAAATCGCTTGTAAGCAAATCACCGCTAGGCAGCGCCAATACGCTAGGAGCTGATACAGCGGTAACGTTAAATACAATAGAGCTAGCTGCTAATTTTCCAAACACGGCTACTATCGTATCCTCTATGCCTTGCAGGTTGCCTTCATTAGAAAACATTGGCACGGTCATAATAATCTTAAAATTAGCTAGCGGCGCGATACTTGCGTAAGAATTATTGCTAGGTGTTAGGTAAGGGTCTGCCGGCGCTACTACCACGCTGTTAGCTACTATTGTGCTAGGTGGAAAGCTAAAGGTAGACCAAACCGCATTATTAGCTAGTGCAGCGGCTATAGTAGATCTAAGCGTAGTTATCGCGGCTGGCATTATCCGACCATAGCGCTAGGGTTTAGATACGGCGCTAGCAGGCCGCGTACAGATGCCATAAGGGTATTACTCATCTTAAATGGGCTAGGGCTAAAGCCATCTACGCTTACGCCGCCTGCCTGTGTGCTAAAGCGGCTAGTCCAAATATTTTCAGCTATCATCAAAGCGGCAGCGTTAATTGCAGGTGTATTAGCGTAGCTTGCGGTCTTTGTATCCTCACCCGTCATAGTGCCGCTAGGTACTACGCGCCTAAAGTTTTGATTACTAGCTGTTTTTGCATATTGTATAAAGCTATAACCCTGTGGGTATTGATAATAGTTAAGCTGTAAATTAAATGCTGGTAAAAGGCTAGTGCTACCAGAGCTAAAAGGTAAGGTGCTAGTAATTGTGTAGCTGCCGTTAAAAGTAGCGCCAGCCCCGGCTACTGTGACGGTTTGACCAGTAGTAAATAGACCGGGGTTGGCTATCATTACTGTAGCTACGTTACTTACTAACGCTGTCCCAACTACAGGTGCAGAGTCAAACCATAGAAAACCGTTTATTAGATCCTGTGCCGCTTGGCAGGTGTCCTCTATCCAGGTGTAGCTATCGTACAAAGTGCCTACGCCTAATGATGCTTTAAGTGTTGCAGCTGTTACATAAGTAGCCGGCATATTTGTACCTTTCTTTGTAGGTCTGGTAGAGCCAAAGGGCTAAGGCCCTACCAGACTATTAGTTATTTATTAGCTGATATTTAGGCGGCAGATACCGTATGGGATTTTTGCAATAGTTGCCATAAAGCCATAAATAGCTACCTGCACCTGTAGGTTGGATACTACGTTTACGCTCATATAAGCCTGTGGGCTTTCATAAACAGTAAATGCCTCTGGCGCAAGAATAAACGCAGAGTTATCATTAACTCCAGCGGTCATAAATCTATCTACATAAAGATCTAGACCTAATACGTTACCGCGTACAGAGTTATTACTTACCATACCGGCGGCGTTAGCAAGTGCTGCCGCGTTTGGCTGGTAAGCGTTGAAAATTGGGCGGCCTGTGCTATCTGTTGCACCTAATAGTAGGTTATAGATACCGGTGCTGCCTACAAAGTTTTGTGCAAAATATCCGCTGTTTTTGTAAACGTTAGCGGTACTTTCGGCGGTGTAAGAAATCAAACCTGCGGCTGTAGCTGCTACGCCTGTGCTAGTAAAGCCTGTTGCGTTAATTGCAGTAATTACCGCTTGGTCTGTTGCGTTCATATACGCTACCTGTAATTGGTTCGTCAATTCTGCAAAGAATTGTGGATTATCTGTGCGCTCTAGCAACTCAACACTAAGGGTATT